ATCATGCTCAAGCGTCAATGTCTCGTCAAAGCCACGGATGAGGTCTTTGTTCACGCGCTCTTGAAAGTTCTTAAGCGTTGGCAGAACAGCGAATTCAAGGAAGCGCCTGCGGTCGATTGAAGCCGTGGCGTAGTTCGCTGCTGAGTCAAGCCCGAGAACGGACAGCGGAACTTTGAATTGATGAGCAATCTGTTCGACTGTCCACCTGCGTCCTTCAATGCTCTGCATTTCCGCGAGAGAAAGACCGATGCGTTGAACGGCCCAGTCGCCTGACAGCCAAGCGGTGTTATGCGTGATTGTCCCATCAGCCAGGAGGAACCTTCCATCGCCGTCGAGAGTCCAACCGGACCAAGTGCCGTTGCCGATATGCTGAATGTCGAATCCAGTCAATCCGTGCGTGCGTGAACCTTTTCCACTGGACTTAACGGTTTTCTTTCGCAGCGTCGGAACCTGATGCGTGTCACCTGAAATGTGAATGCGCCATGATGGCGTGTTGAAATTCGACATTCGACGGCGAACCGTGCAACGGAATCCGAGTCCATTCGCGAGTCTCACCACGTCATCCTTCAACCCGTCCAAAATGGTCGCATACTCGAAGCAAGTTCTGCTCGCGCTTCCGTCTGAATCAATCAACCCGGCAAGCAATTCCAGACGGACTTTCTTCGTGTTGATGAAGTAACAACTCGGAATGCGCTTCTCCTTGAACAAATGATTAACCCGAACAGCGGTGTGCCCATTCGGCTGCTTTCCGTTCAACAACCGCGTCACCACGTCGAGTCGGTAAACTGTCCGCTCCCATCGCTCGTTGACCGTCATCCCGAGCGAGGTCCAGTAGTGCTTCCAGTATTCACGAACCTTCGTTTCCTTCTCGCCAGCGTAAAGCGTGGCGTAGCCGGTCTTGCCATCGCCAAGCCATAACCCAAAAGCTCGCGGGTCAACCGGCACAGGTTGCTCTTTGTAATCGAGCACAGCTTTTCTCAGCAGGAGTTGGTCTTTTCGGTATTCTGGAAGCGCCTCAAATTGCTCCACCGACATTTCAAACTGCCTGCCCTTTTGCGGGCCAACAGACTGCTCAAGAACGAGGATGTGCTCCGTGTTGCACTCCCACGGCTCACCGCTGCTTGGAACGATTCGCACCATCGGACCAAACCCGTCATTTCGATGCGTGACAAGACGCGCCTTGCCGTCTGGTCCCATGAGATATTCCGACTTCTCAACCTGCCAAGCGGGTTTGCTCGTTCCGTTGAACATCATCACCTGAACATTCGGGCCAAGGCATTTTCCAGCGTTATCAGTGCCGCCGTATTCCTGCTGCCAGTTCGCTTTCATCTCTTTCCACTTCGCCTCCGGTATGCTGGTCGGTTGCCCGCCCACACCGCTCTTTAGCGTCAACAGGGTCGTCGGCAATGCGCCGCGTCCCCAGAACCTTTGCCTCCACGTGTCCTCGTTGATGAAGTCGTTGAACAAATTCTCGCCAGCTTCCACCGCGCCCAACCCCCAAAAGTCGTTATCAGGATTCTGCTTCCTGAAGTGGACGATTTCATGCGGCTCAAACGGGATAGGCTGCGAGAAATTGGCGCGGTCTTGCGCGTAAACCGGCCTGTAAACGTAGCCGATGACGCCGTTACGCACGTCGATTATGATGCTCATGCGCTTCGGGTTGAGCGGTATCAACCGCTTCGGCCTATCGCCGTTCACGCTCGCCTCGTCCTTCGCCCAAAAGGCATTGCCGCAAATCAGCAGTTGCATGAGCGTATGATACTTCAAGTCGCGCCACGTCTGCCATTCGTTCGGTTCTTCCAGCAGGTAATCAGCTGCGGACGAGTCAATATCCAGTTTCACCTTGCCGCGCTTGCGCCTCACCACATGGTCTTGCGAGCAAGCGGATTCAGCAATGAGGTCGCAGCAGGTCCACAACGCCCACACCTTGCGCGTGGCCGCTTTGAGGTAGCTGTCGAAGTCGCCGAGCTTTGAGAGGGGAAGTCCTTGGAACCACGCGCTACCGGCAACCAACTCTTGCAGGACGTTTGATGTCAGAGCCTTCTCGCCATGCGCTGCGTTCAGCAGTCCACGCCCTTCACGGCTCAGTAGCAGTTTGCCGACGAATGCCGCCCGCGAAATGATGTTGCTCACGCTGTTTGCCTTTCGTTGTTTCCCTGTGGATGGTTCTTCGGGGTGCCGGTCATCAAGCCCGCTTCTACTCCCCTCATCTTCAATTTACAAGTTTCGATTTCACCGGCTCAACACGCCTTGATGCTGGTAAAATTCAATCGTTGCGTCGTGCTCTGACTTCTTCAACTCGCGCAATGCATTCACCGATGCCACTGCAATGATTGCCAAGATGATGATGAGAACAAGGCGCGTGCCGTGCTTGGAAAGCCAAGCGGTCACCACTAAACTGTCCGTATGAATGATGTCGTGGATGCTCATGCTAGGTTCACGCTCCCATATGCCAATTGTTTCATTGCACCGCTCACCGCGTCAACGTCGTCATCGTGCTCATGCGAGGGAAAATAATCCATTTGCTCAAAAAACTCCTGATTCCACGTCCCACGCACACAATAGATGATGCCGTCCTCCAAGCGACTGCCCCAAATGCTAGCGCGCATCTCTTTGCTGCCCTCTGGCCTATCAGGAAGGACTACACGGTCAGCCATGCGTTGGTCCGCGTTTATGTCTTGATAGTAGCCAAGCTGCGTGCCGTTCGCTTCGATGATGACCTCACAGTCAGGCCCGTCCTCCCGCGCCAGCGCCACGATGCACGGCTTGCCCTCAGTCCATTTCCCTTGCTGCCGGAAGATGTCGATAATGTAGCGGTTGCCCATGGCATCCATCCCAACCTTGGCACCGCTGAGATAGTCCGCGCCTTCCCGGTCTGAGAATGCGAGGTCCCATCGGCGCACCACCTTGACCAGCGCGGGAACCTCGTCGATGTCCACCATGCGGAGTTTGGATGAGTCGAGAATGCTGCCCTCAGATGGTTTGGGATTGCCTTGGAACCGGGCATTGAATGCCACGCTGCCGACCGCTTGCTTGATTTTCTCAAGCTCTGCAACTGGATAACGCTCAGGCCACAATGCCTCCCCTGATTCGCTGATGGCCGGTAGGTGAAGCTGCTCCCATAGTTCGCCGCTGCCATTCGCGGACGCTTTGAGAAGCCGTCCTGCGAGGTCGTCGGCGTGCCAGCGCGACATAATCAGCACTATGGAACCATCCGGCTCAAGCCGGTCCCGCAACGTCTGCTGATACCATAGGTAAACCGCGTCCCGCTGGGTCTTGCTGAATCCTTGCCTCTCATCTGCAATCGGGTCGTCAACGCAAATGAGGTCACCACCCCGGCCAACAATACCCGTCCCCACGCCCACGGCGCGGAACGATGAGCGATGCGCCGTCTCGAGCGCCCAATCGTTGTTCGTGGAGAAATCTTGAGACACGCGGACTTCGGGGAAGAGATGGTGAAGGTTTGTGTTCCACAGGAAAGCATCCCGCACGTTGCGGCTGAACCCGGTAGCGAGATGCGCGGAATGGGAAGCGAGGATGACTGACTTGGTGGGGTTGCGGGCGAGGAACCACAGCGGAAACTTCTCAGAAGCGAGCGATGATTTCCAATGACGCGGCGGTGCGGTGATAAACAGCCGCTTGCATTCTCCCGACTCCACCCGCTCAAGCGCCTCCGCAATCTTCCGCAGGTGCGGCGTCGAGTAGCCAGCAGCGGCGTTCGGGTCAACCGCACAACAGAACTCTGTGAAATCCACCTTGCGCTTCTGCTCAAGCGCCCATTCCTTCAATGCCAAGCGGTCCCGTGATGATAGCGCTGAGAGGTTCAAATCTCGACTGGGGTTGCCTAAACCTTGTTCGGCGGATTCCACGCGCCGATGCGCAGATAGCATTCGGGCGAGGCTTCGTCCTGCGTCCATTGGCCGTCGTTCCGAAGCCACACGTTTGATTTTCCGGTTTCGCTTTTCGGGTCGCGGATAGTCCCGACGACGAAGGGATGCGGCTGGTATGGCAGATGGCACACACAGATGTCTGTGACCTTCCGCCGAACCATACGCTGCTGCGAAGGGCAGCGGGCGACGGCAGTTGTGAAATTTAGCGTCATTGGCCGCTGCCCTCGCAGAGCTTCACGTTAGAGGTGTTTGATGCTTTCGAGCGTTTCATGGTAGTCGCAGCCGTGATGCTGGCAGTAGTCGAACAGCGT